TGTGATTGCTTATATTCGTTGCATTAACAACGCAGTCGCCACCGCTGGTAGTGCTCTCTAGTTTGTTGACTTTAAGTGTGCTCATGGTTTTGGATTGTCAGATTTAACTTTGTCAATGGCTTCGACCCACTTATTAGTGCCATTCTTTTTGTCCCAGTACTGAAGATCGAATTGTTCCTGCAAACTAGGATATTGCTGCCTCCTTGGTTTTTGGTAATCCTCTATTACTTGAAGCCTTGCCTTCTCTGTTGTTATTTCAGAGGTCGTAGGCTCAGTTTGAGAATCATCTTTCCATTCTAGTGTTTCACCTCGGAGTACATACTTCGCCCCTGGTCTTAAAGAATTAATAGCATCGAGTGTACTTATAGTCATGAACCAATCTCCACTAAGAGGATATAGCTAGACCCTTGCGTTGAGTTCTGAGCAAAGGCACTAACCGCATCACTTAACTTCTTAAATTGGCATTTATATGTATAACTTGTTGAAGCAGAAGTTCCAGTATCGTAGTAATTCATAGCAGGTTGCCAATACTTAACATGAGTATGACCACTTAAATTATCTTCGAATGCTCCGCACATTCCTTCTCGTACTTGCGTTGAGTCTCGCACTAGATTAAATTTTACATAAGCGTCACCACCATTATTTGCTGTCGCTGCCACAGCAAGGTTGGCAATAACAAGAACACCTGCATGGGAACTAGATGTTGTAATACTTGCTGTTAAGCCTGTGTCTGTGTAACTCCCAGAAGTATCTGTTACAGCAGAGCTATGGCTAGCTTGAACAATTTGTAGAACTTTTCCAGTAGTTAAGCTTCCAAATTCAAGCGTTCCAGGAGTTCCGCTATTCTTCAAATACTGATTAGCAGTACCAATAGTTGCTGGTAGTTTAAGTTCTAAATCAGATGCAGGATTAGTTGCAGGAGCTGCGATGCTCATGCTATTTCCTGACGCATGGGGAAACTTAATTGCGCCCATTATGGTTTCGGATTGTCATCTTTTACTTTTTTAATTTTAGCTGCCATATCAGCAGAGAAAGCACCCTTTTTATAAAGGTCGTCCAATTGATCTCCGATAGGAGGGTAAAGAGGTTTTCTGTCCTCCTGGTATTTATTAGCTGTTTCTAAATTAGTTAATCTAGTTACTTCAGCATTAACCTCTGCTTCCGTAGGTTTTGTTTGCTTACTATCTATCCATTTAAGACCACTCCAGTCTTTGCCTGTCCATACAAACTCCGCCCCAGGTTTTAAAGAAGCTAGCGCCCTAGATTTACTTACAGTCATGCTCCTATCTCCAGCAATACAATGGTTGAAGTGGGGGCATTGTTTTGTCCCTCAGTATCATTTTGTGCCCATCCTTGACCCGAATCAGACGCTGTAGAAATACCAAACTGTGTTTTATACGTTATGGAGGTTGACCCGTCGCCACCGGGAGAAGCGTCCAACCAGTTTATTGTCCATCTAAAAGTGTCAAAGTTTGTATCTCCGCCTTTATGGTAATAACCATAAGGTGCATTGGCATCATTTTTCTTAGAGTTAAATATAATCGTTGATCCCCTTAAGATATCAGCTCCCATGCCATTATTATTAGTACTATTTCTATCTCTTGTTACCGTAAAAGATTGGTTAACTAGTATTAATACCTTACTATTTGTTTCTGGAGTAATGCTTGCAGTTAACCCAGTATCAGCCATTGAAGTCGTTGTACTAGATACTTCTGTAGCTGTAGTTCCTTGTACAACCTGAAGAAGTTTTCCGCCGCCAGCAGCAGCCCACGTATTGTCCCCACGCAGAAATGTACTCGAACTAGCCGTACCTGTTGCAGATAAATCAGCTAATGCAACTGAATCATCAGGAAGACCGCCAACCGCGAGGTTTGTGATCGTTCCGCTAGAACCGAGGTTAAGAGTTCCCATGTTCAGAGTTTAGCGATCGAGATGCCGACGTAGCAATGCCTTTATGATATGAGCCAAGTACCGTTGACTGTCACGGTGCCATTATTCGTAATAGGGCCCACTGAATGCATTCCTTTGTTAGCTGCAATCGTATAAGTTCCTGACGAGATGGTTTGATCGTTTTGGTAGCCGCAACCATCAAGGCTTGTCGAAGCTATTCCCGTTAAGTTCGCCCCAGATCCTGCAAAAGCTGTTGCTGTAACTGTTCCTGTACTGGGGTTGTAATGAAAATCCCCATCCATTTCCAGACCATGACTGCCGGTAGAAGTTCCAGCGTCTTCAACAAAGGGAATTAGGTTGTTTTCATTTGTGCTCTCGTTATCTGTAACGGTTACGTGACCAGAAGTTGTGGCTGTCGCTGCGTTGCCTGTGCAAGACCCGGCGCTTCCCGATGCGTTACCTGTGACATTTCCAGTTAAAGCCCCAACGAAAGAAGTTGCTGTTAACGCCCCAGAGCTTGAGTTGAAGGTTAAATTTGTGCCACTCTTTGGAGCCAGATCACCTGTTGCCGCCGTTGTAAATAAAACATTGCAGGAAGTATCTGAACTTTCATCTGCAACAGTTACGGTAGTTGCATTTCCTACTGCAACTTGAGTCCCCATATTGATGATGAAATATGAGGCCCCTGATGGAGGTGCAGAATCGAAAATAATATCCGTCCCAGAAACGACATATCCCTCAGTCATATCTCCTTGACCTGAGCCATCGTTGGGTTGCTGCATAACCCCGTTAATCGAAACTCTTAGAATTTCTGCATTTACAGGAGTAACAGCATCACTGGTTCCCTTGGTAACAAGCTTGAAGCGATAACGAGAGCCATCAAAAGTTGAACCGCCTCCACCTGTTCCACTAGACGAGGCAATATCTAATAGATCCGCTGATCCTGTTGCACCTCCACCAATTTCACCCCATCCAGAGTTATATCCTTCAAACTTAGAAGTTGTACTGTTATAACGAAAATCTCCATTACTCGGAGAACCATCTCTTTGAGCAGTCGTACCAACTGGGACTCGTATTGAAGAGGTGTAGTTATGAGTGACTTTGCCTGTAAATGATCCGCCTGTATCTGGAATACCTCCTGAGTCGGTAGCCCAAGTCAGATTGGTGGGAGTGGAAGCATCAGCCTTGAGGATTTGATTTGCTGTTGGAGCATCAGCAGGAAGACTGACTGTGTAACTAGCTTCCGATCCTTTATCAGTTGCTCCTTTTATTCCTACATAAGCAGAACCATTTGAATCTGCTTCGTAAAAACGAACCTCTTTAGCGTTATCAACAGAGAGGTTATCTGTTGTTGTTATTGCTCCTGAAGCTAAAGATGAAAGCGTTCCAACAGATGTAATGTTTGACTGAGCTGCGCCTGTAACTGTTGCCGCTGTTCCTGAACAATTACCAGTGACATTACCTGTGAGGTTTCCGGCAAAGCTCGTAGAAGTTAAGAGTCCCGAAGAAGGGTTATAAGTAAGCCCTGTATCAGTCTCGCCCCCTTGTCCTCCTGTGGCGCCATCTACAAATACAGGATAAACAGTTTCATCCGTTGAATTGTTTGCGCTGACTGTGAAATTAGTCGCCGTGGTGGCTGTAGTTGCTGTAGTTGCATTGCCTGTCGTGTCCTGATCTCCAGTCGCATTTACCCCTGGCAAGTTGATATTTGCTGTTCCATCGAAGCTGACCCCGCCAATCGTTCTGGCAGTTTCTAAAGCTGTGGCTGTTGCTGCGTTGCCAGTTGTGTCTTGATTTAACGTTCCAACAACGAAGTCTAAAGTTCCATCTGCATCCTGATACGTAACAGTGATCCCCGTCTCTGTATTTCCAGTAACCATTCCCCCGACATAATCTTCAACCTGTTCTTGGGTTAAGGTTGCTGTTATATAACCGGCGCCATTTGTGATTGCGTTGTTATTGAGCGATATATTTGCAGTCCCGTCAAAGCTAACGCCCGCAATTGTTCGCGCTGTGGCTAATGCTGTGGCAGTCGCGGCATTTCCTGTGCAAGATCCTGATGAGCCAGAAGTGTTCCCTGTAACGTTGCCCGTTAAGTTTCCGGTAAAAACGGTTGAAGTTAAATTTCCCGAAGAGGGGTTGTAGCTAAGTCCTGTATCTGTTTCTGCTCCCTGAGTACCAGTTGCCCCATCAACGAAAAGAGGGTATACGGTTTCATCTGTTGAATTATTGGCGCTAACAGTTACGTTCGTTGCTTCCGTAGAAGTCGCTGCATTACCCGTACAAGAGCCAGAAGATCCAGAAGCATTTCCCGTAACATTTCCCGTTAACGCACCTACAAAAGATGTTGCTGTTAAAGCACCTGTATTTGAATTAAAAGTAAGACTCGTCGCTGTTTTGGGAGGTAATGACCCACTTGCAGCCGTAGTAAACAGAATCGAACAAGAAGTATCTGTAGATTCAGCCGCAACCGTAATGTTTGTAACTGCACTAGCTGTTGCAGCATTCCCTGTGTACTGAGTCGCAGAAAGAACTTGTGTCCCGGCAACTTTTAATACTTTTCCAGAAGCAAGATCTATATGCTCAGAACTTGTCCAAGCATCTGTCGAATCAACCCAATTCCATGTCTTGTCACCGTCAGTTGAATCAATTGTTATTCCCGCACCATCTACCGCCGCATCGTTGCCGTTTCCTTTTGCAATCTCAATATTTTTATCTTTGACAGTCAGGTTGGTTGTATCAATAGTCGTAACAGTCCCTTGAACTTCTAACGAGCCAGGAATTGTTATGCCTGTATCAGCTACTAGAAGTCTTGGCGCTCCACCTGTAACTAGTTGAATCCCATCGGCTCCGTTCGCTGCTATTCCTGTATTCGGATCACCTGTAAAAGCTATTGATGGAGTCGAAACACTGCCTGCAGGAACATTGGTTAATAAAACTGAATACGCAATCTTTTTATTTTTATCTGCTGCTGCACTTTCGCTCTGATCAATAATCGGCAATACATCAGTTGCCGCTGGCGCGGTCAAGCTGGTCAGATCAGTTATCTTTTTGTTGGCCACGGCTTAAGTCAAAAGAGAGGAAGGGTTATGTCTTGATGACATACATCATGGCAATATTTCTCGGTCTCGCTTCTGTTCCTCCTTGAGCCGCAAGACTAATTCCGGTTGTATTGCTATTCGTGTTTTTGCTGCGCTCTCCACAATCATTGTCCCCTGCTTTCCACGGCCTGTAGCCTTCCTGTATATTTTGCTGATCGACGTAAGCATGTGAATGCCCGGGATCAGTAACGGTGTGAGTATGTGATTCATTTTGACCACCTTGTGCCGTTGCTATCGCTCGGCCTGAATCGATTCCGCGACTATGATCCCAGCCGCGAATAAATTCTCCTCTTAAATCAGGCAATCCAAAAGTTGACGACCCATCGCCACTCCCATAAGCCGTTCCAAGTACAGCAAAAAGGGTCGCGTAAGTTGAGCGACTAACATTCGCTCCATTGCATTGAAGCCAACCGGTCGGAACAGTAGACGTTGGAAAAGGAAGAACACAACCAGCCGGAACGCCACCAACCTTTTCCCATGTTGATCCGGTATATGTTTCTACTTGAGACAAAGTACTATTGAACCGAGTATCACCGGTTGCTCCTGTTGGTCTTTGAGCTGTTGTTCCGACAGGTAATTTAAGACTTGTAGTTCCTGTTAAATCAAGCTCTGGAGCTGTTACTGTTCCGGTAAAAGTAGGAGAGGCTAATGCGGCGAGTCCTAAATTTGCTGTAGTTATACTTCCTAGTGATACCCAGCCATTATTAGCCCCATTCCTTATTTTTAATAGGTTGTTAGTTGTATCTGCCCACAGCATATAAGACACAGTAGTTGACGGTTCAGACCCTCCACTATTTGTAGAATGAACTGCATCTAAAACGTTATTTAAATCTATACGGAAATTTTGCCCCGTAGCATTGGCAATGTCGTAGTCATGTTGGGCCATTAGGTTCTCTCCTTACCAAATCCCGAAGCTGCCCAAACAAATGAACGCGCAACGGCTGAACTACCATTCTTGAATGTTACTTGGAATCCTGTGCGAGAGATATTTGCCAACTCATAAAAGTCTCCTGATTGTTGGTTTGTCTGCGTAATGGCTACATTCGGCGCATTCTTAAACGCATTGGTGAACGTAACCGTGTATTGGGAAGAACCTGTGGTCACAGCCGTAGAAATAGATTCGGTGCGCCCTTGGAGTTCTAATGTCGCTCCCAATTGAGTAATTGAAATGTTTTGGTTGGTATCTGCACTACTTAATAAGACTTTGAACTGAAACCCTCGACCTTTAACCAATACGTTCGAAAATTCTCGCCAAGTACCCCAAGTTGCCGAGCCACTAGCGGGGTCATCGTTAGTTGCTCTCAGATAAAGAGTTGCATTGCACTGATCAGCAACGGCACCACCAACATTATCAATAGTTCCCCAGTCATCAATTAAATCCGTCCTGCTGTCCCAGTTAGATCCTAAATAGTAAGAAGACGATCGAATATTCCTTTTTATATTGACGTCATAAGGCTGAGTCAAATCAACAACAGTATTGAAGGCATATTCACCGCTAGCAGTAACGACACCACTGGATTCAGAAAGTTTTAACGCATCTAAATCAGAGTCGTAAACCGTATTGGTTTTTGACCCGGCAAAGTTACCTGTATGTTCATCAACGGTCTGAGCTAAGAGTCTTTCAGATGGAGCTGGCAAGTCAATCTGAACACGAGTTTTATCTAAATCATTTGTTGTCGAAGGCTCTGCAGACTGACGTCCGCCATCATCCATAAAGCGAAGCAGATACGTTCCAGTCAAAAGGGGGACTTGTTTTTGGGTTTGCGATCCTGTCGCTGCTACAACGATCTCTTGACTATTAGCCCAAGTTGCGTTACTTGTTAATTCAGAGTGTCTAATTAAAGTTCTGCCTCCAAGCAAAACGTCTAACTCGGTCGCACGATCCCATGACAATATCGCGCTTGCTTCATCAATAGGTAAAAGACTTACGCCTGTTACTTGAGCTGGTAGTGCTGTTTTACCTTGAGCAACAAACGGATTTAAGGTTGCAGGCAATGCAGAAGTCAAACCTGATGCGCTAACGCTAAAAACTTCAATCGTGTAATCACCTTGAACAGTGTCAAGAATTTCAAAGCCTTTTGTACCCTCAACTGTTCTGGTCTCCCAGTTTCCATTTTCATACCTCCATCTCACTCGTGCATTGTTCGTTGAACTAGTCCAACTTAGTTGGATCTTTACCCTTGCAATACCAGTATTTTCATACATCAATTCAGTTCCTACAAGCCCAGACGGTGCTGCTGGGGGAACGTTTAAGTCAGTGACGTCACGTTCAGTTAAAGCAACATTGTTTTCTACAAACTGATATTTACCAGAGTTATATTCAACTGCTGTGATGGCGTAGTTAACATCATCTTGTTCTTCTATTGCTAGCACCCTCCAAGTGGACGTAACGATATTCGACGTTTGGTAAACCCATATCGTGTTCTCATTCGGGGCCGCACTAAAAGCGTGACCAACAACATTGATAACACCGCCTGAATCAATACCACTAATTGTTTTTGTCTCAAACGAACCATCAGGAAGTACAACTGACAAAGTTGAGCCAGCGACATAAGTTATGTCTCCAATATCGTCAACCGTTACAGCCGTTGTTGTTGCACCTGACTTAACCCTGCCGCCCCTTCTCTCTCCTGCCCTCATTTCATCAGCAATCTCAATAATGTCGCCAGGTCTTACAAGAACTCCCGCCTCTAACGATGTGGCAAAACTAACGATTTCCCGTTCTATGTTTTCCATATAAAGCAACCACTTTCCAAGCCGATGGGCTTGTCCTCTTGAAGTACAAGCAAAAGCATCAATATTGCGAACCACTGCGCCATAGCGTGCCTCATTCGCACTATCTCTAACCTCTTCAAAATTCACGTCCATTAATTCCAGATCTAAGTATTTAACGACTGCAACTGTGGCTCTTGTTTTTTGACTTGCGTTTGAATAATTAAACCCAGGCTCTAAAACGTTTGCACCTGTGAAAACGTAACTTGCGTCCTTTGGGCCATCATGGTTAATTGTTAACGCTCCGGCACTCCAATAAGGCATCGCTCTAAAAATAGAGCACATTTGATTTACTACGTTATAAGCTTCTTTACGAGATTGAATATTGACATTACAAGAGAATCGCGGCTCTGTAGCTCCTGTTCCTGTTCCATCATCAACTAATTCAGAGGCATATTGTGAAGCAGTATAAAAAGCAAACTTATCAATCTTATTCGCATCTAAATGATCACCAAGACCAAAGCGTTGACTGGTAAGCAATGAATACAAACACCAAGCCGGGTCAGACGTCCAAGCAGCAGCTCCAAGCGTTCCATTAAATACACCTGAATAGCTAATGCTTCCATCAGCACGAACTGTACCGTTATGCGGAATTTGACATTTTATGCCCTTAACATGATATTTCCGAGAAGGGATCTGACTAAATTGTTCAGCGTCCAAACGGATGCCAACTAAAGCAGTATTGTTATATGGCCGTTGATCATATTTAATTTCTGTGTAACTATTCCATTGAATAGCATTTTGTAATTTAGAAGTATCGCTATCTTCAGTGACTCTTGTTACTTTGATATTTACAGGGAACGCCCCATCAAGTGCTACTAAATAATCTCTTTGATATAAATCAGCAGTCCTGCCGACTATTTTCCCTTTATTACCTGTTACAACATCGCCATAAGCTCCGCCGTTATATTGCACTGAAATCTTAATTTCCACTTCTGTTCCATAAATATCTCCCTCGTCTGTCATCCTCTGAAGGGCAGGAACAGAAATAGTTAATTTGACAGCATCAACGCCACTATCACTAATCGCAACAACGCCAGGAGTTGAATAGATTATTGTTCCTAAGCCTGTCGATTTAACCGTTGAAGTGTTTTCAGTAATTGGAATAACAGTCTGACTTGACGTACCCGTTCTGGCTTCCCAACTAACGTCCTTAAAGTTATAAGACCCATCAGTGGATTGCAAAGGAGTGTTATTTAGATAGATGGATTTTGCTCCATCAACTAGCCCTTGCATCTCGCCTTCACCTATCAAGTCAAGCACTCGAGCAAATTGTTTCGAGTCAAGGTTGTCTTTCTCTTCATGTGGAGCGTCATCACCGCCGCCGCCACCTTTACCACCTGAGCCAATGATTAAAGTCATACTTCGACCTGATTAGTGTCAATAGCTGCTGAGATAACTACCGACCCTGTAATAATCTCGCCAAAAATTATTGGGAGAGGGGAACCGGCTCTCGATGTGTTTTGAATCCCGCTAAAACTAAATGAGTTCATAGGGTCTTGCACTTCCTCCGGCGTCGTTGGAGTAGGAGTTAATAGACCCGCTATACCCGACAAAGTCAAAGCAACACCAACAGAACCGATAACAGAAGTCACTGCAATCGTAGAACTGCCAAAGGTTCCAATGGAACCTAATGTTCCCCAGCCAAGAGGGCCAGCCGCTAGAGCCAGGCCGATCAGTGCTACGCCGACAATAATTTTTACTGTGTCTCCACCGGCGCCACCAACAACAGGAGCAATCTTTATTGCTTCATCCTGACCCGTTGGATAATGCAGTTCATTTTTGCCAATCTCCCAATCACCGGAGGAAACCTTGTAATACTGATCTGCCATGTGTTTATGCAGACCGGGCCAGTTTGCCAGTAAAAAACGAACAGCTTCAGCAGCATTATTAACTTCAGCCTCAAGAACTCGATGCCCTACGAATTTGGCGAGTTTTCCGTAGAGCTTAATTTTCCGAAGCATAACGAATACGTCTCCCAATACATTTTAGTAGCCATTCAGAAAGACTATCTCTTGAACTGAGTCTATTTTCGAGATGATGCAAAACCAATTGATCTCCTAAGTAAACACCGATGTGATTCAAGCCCGGACTAGAAATACTCATCAGCAATAAATCCCCTTTTTTTAATTCCTCTTCTGGCTCTAATTCCCTAAAGCCAGTGCTATGCCAACAGCGGTCAAACATCGGGTTCAAAACAAAAGCATCAGAACTTATAGGTCTATCCCAATCTCTAAGGTTTACTCCTAATTCTTCTTGATACCAATCGCGACATAAAGACCAGCAATCAGTTACACCCCATACCCATTTTCTGCCAATCAAAGGGGCTTTAAATCCACAAGGTTCATAGCTCACCCATTGCTCAAGCCTTGGCTGGACGACCCACCATTCCAGTCCTGTTTTTTCACACGCAATCTTATCCGCTTCTGACAACTGAGGTGATGTAATTGGATGGCTATGAATAACAGAAATTATTTCCCCGTTATCTTCTGCCTCAGTCCATCCGTCAGGATCAAGAATGAATTGATCGTTTGGTTTAACTGCAATATTTTCACAAGGCCAATATCTTTCCTTCCCTTTTATGACGACTAGCAAACCACATGATTCTTTTGGGTCTTCTTTCTTTGCGTGCTCTAACGCCTCAGCCTTCCAGGTCACGAATAAAAACTACCAACGCCAGGGAAATCGGCAGGCAATACTTGTCTCTTAGGTAGCGTCACGCCTTGCAAATCAAAGCTTGCAGCAAGCTCGAACTCGACAAGCTGTCTATTCTCTGCCGATTTACGATCTATGTAGTAGATCTCATCAGGGAAAGTCGCCGTTGGGTCAGCAGTAGCATTAACGCCGCCTTCCATTTTTATCAAACTGCCATCTTCCAAAACCAAAGCATCGGAAGAACTGTCTTCTAGCAGAAAGTAACCACCATCAAAATTAATTGCATCAAGGTATCTAGCCAGTGTTCTAATCCTGGTAATTTTCGCGCCTTCAAGTCCCTGAGAAAGGGTTAGGAGAATAGTCGTAATTGTTCCAAGAATATTGCTAACTCTTAAAGTTGGCCGTGGCAATTGTTTGCCTGCATATTCGAAGCCTTCCGCCTCAATGGGCATTCGAATATATTCATTCCCGTTAAACACGACATTTGCATAAGACGCTGCCTCGTCTAACACTTCGCTAGTTCCGTTATGAAACCGCCAGGTCATCTGGGTTTGTGTTCCATGAATATCAGCGTCAAGCTCCAAAACAAACAGCTCAATAATCGCGCTTGGATTGACCTTTTGTAATTCAGAAACGGGAACTGCCATTAGGGTTCAAACACTTGTTGAAACTCTGCAGAAATTGTCGCTCGGCCTGCATAGTTCATTTGTTTATCCCAGGCACCACAAATGAATTTATAAGAAGTTGGTTCATTAGGTGGCGTCCAATCGAAGCTTGCACCGTCTGCCCCACGAGCGTCAAGGAAGGTTTCGATTGTGTCGCTATCGGCCTCAGTAATGTTTTGCCAGCTCAAAGACCATTTTTTAGGATTCTGATGGATCCCAAAAGAAATTCTTTGTTCATAACCGTCATTAAAGCGGGTGCGCCTCAATACAGGCTCGCTGCTTTTACTAACCCCAAAGCTGCAATCAATAGATGGAAAAGTAGCCATGATTAAGCGTAAAGGACTCCACCGGGACGACGTTCTTTGATTAGCTGTTCTTTAACAGCTCCGGCTATTGCCCGGCCTAAAGCCGCCCCTTGATTCTTGCTGCCAGTAACTTGTGTGCCCTTCGCGTCAACAGAGACGTTCACTGTTGTACTGCTTCCGCTTCCATGTGCAATTACTCCTAATTTCCCATCTTTACCCCTTTGCAAAGGCATCACACTTTCAGGCCCTCGTTCTCCCATAAGCGAGAGAGTTGGGCTAGTAATTAGACCACCCTTTGCATAAGGAACAACTCCTTGCTGGTTAAATACATTTCCTTTTGCGCTACCCGTAATGCCGAAGGCAGCCATTAACGGCTTCACTATCATTGCGCGGATTGCTATCCGAGACATATCAGCAATAATGCTTTGCGCTAATTTTTTAAATTCCACCTTGCCAGTCGTAACGAACGAAACCAACTGATCTTCTAGGCCTTTAAAAGTCTTTACTAGAACATCGCCAATTTGACCAC